ACTAAGAAAGATTCAGCAGCAGCAGTTGATGCGGTATTTGCAGCAGTAACTGAATACCTTGCAGCTGGTGAAAAAGTTCAATTGATTGGTTTTGGTAACTTTGAAGTTCGTGAACGTGCAGCTCGTAAAGGTCGCAACCCACAAACTGGTGCAGAAATCACAATTGCAGCTTCTAAAGTACCAGCATTTAAAGCAGGTAAAGCTCTTAAAGATGCTGTAAAATAACAGCGATTTAAAAAGCCTATTGCGTCAAGCTTTCTAGCTTGTACAATAGGCTTTTTCTTGTGTTTTGGGGCATTTTTGGGGCATAAAATCAATAGTTTTCCATGATGTCAGCCACATTTGACTTCATTTTCTTGGTGATGTGGGTGTAAATTTGAACAGTCGTCTTTGAATCAGCATGACCGACACGATCCATAATAGCTTTAAGTGGGACATTGTTTTCAGCCAGACGGCTGACTAGAGTATGACGGAAGATGTGGCTGGTAAGATTTTTCCGAATCGGCGTTTCCAATCGCTCGTTGGCAGCTTTAAGAGCTAGGTTGAAAGAGTTAGTTTGAATAGGAACTCCGTTTTTAGTTGTGAAAAGGTAGCCCATGTCTCTATATCGTAGATTGGTGTTTTTTTCCAGTTCATTCATGAACTCCAATTCTTTGAGGATTTCCATTTCACGGTTGGTCATGATTGTTTCCCGGTAGGAGGCAAGAGTTTTGGGAGTTGTTTTTTCGCCGTTACGGTAGCCCTCTGTGTGGTCATAGGTTCCGTGCAACTGTAGAGCCCTGGTTTCAAAATCATAATTTGTTGGTTCGATACTGACCGCCTCACCAATACGGCAGCCATTTAGGCTCATAAACTCAGACAGTAACCCTAGACGGTAAGTGTTGGGGCGGCGATATAACTCTTTAAGGAGCAGTTGAATTTCATCCTCTTCAAGATATTTTTCTTCAATTTTTTTCCAATCTTCTAAAGTTTTCTTTATCCGTGGGAGTTTGGCTCGCCGAGACGGATTATCTTTAATAATATTCAGATCAACAGCGTAATCAAAAGCAAGGTTGAGCATAGATTTGTGACGTTCTTTCTTGTTTCTGGAACAGTTGAGATTGTCTAGATAAGTTTGGACATATTTGGGATCAATATTGACCACTTTTACATTCAGTCCAAAAGACTCTCTTATTTCTTTGATATTGCCTCTTAGCGAAGCGATAGACGACCGTTTTATCTCTTGCTGATAAAATCCCCACCACTGGTCTAAAAGAGCTGTAAAGAGCATTTCTGACGTTTTTAGGTTATTCAAAAGGTTAGTTATCTTAGTATCAAGTATCTTTTGGGCTTCTTTTCGTATTCTGGGGGTGTCTTTCTCCATGAGTATAGACGTTCTTTTCCATTTGTTGGTATAAGGGTCACGGTATCTTTCAACAAAATTTACTTTTCCGCTTTTGTGTTGTTCTACCCACATTGTTTTTTCTCCTATATTTTGGTAAAATGGGTACAGTAAAGAGGCCAGATTTTCGCTCTGGATATTTACTATACGTTTTTCTCCTCACGCTTTGCTTTGGTCGGCAGCGTGGGGATTTTTTAATTTCTTTGTGGAAGGTTTTTCCTGTGATTCCAATGGTGGGGGAAACCGAGAGTGTCTTGTATTTTAGTAATATTTAAAGTTACCAATTTATTTTCTAAGTAGTTCATACGTTTACGAATGGCATTGTGTAGCTGTGCATATTCGTTTTTTGATAAAAAACATTGTATAGCCACAAAAGCATTATAGACGTCTTGCTTTTGTGCAGTTGGTGATATGGCATATTTATCATGCAGAGGAGCGTAGTAGCGTAAGTTGTTTTTACATTTGAAATCTAGTAATCGGCTATTGTGCCCACACTGATTTCTAATTTCGTAAATGTTATAAACAAATTGCAAGAGCTCTCTAGGAGTAAATGGAATATTAACTTCCATGTGATCAGTCATAAACGACTGCACTGCAATGGCAACTTTATTTTGGATAGAGGGGATTTTTTCGAGCATAGTATAGACTTCAAAGAAAGTAAGATAATTAACCATTACCCAGAAAGGAACACCTCCGTGGTTTTTAATGTGATTTTTAATCGGGTTGTTTCCACGACTTTTTTTGTATTTATTAATTAAAGTTCGAAATCTACCTCTTAAATAACTTGTATTTCCTACATAGAAGTGTTCTTCAAGATATGCTTCTTGATTATTTAAAAAATGACATTTTTCACTGACATAGTAGGCTATGATAGAGCTAATATGTTTTTCAGCGATTAGCGTTGCTTCTAAAAAGTCTGTTCGAATAGCTTTATCAAATTCATACAAATGAACAATTTCATTAAATTGAGTGCTTTGAAATTTGTTTGTACTAATCCAAAAATATCTACCATATCCATTCATAATATCATAGTAGTTATTCGTTAGTAGATACTGCTTAGCTTTTTTATAATTAGCATAGTTTTTAAAATGTACGCCACGATTGTAAATGATACGTAATTGTTCTTTATTAGTTTTAAATGGACGCAAAAAAGGTACCTCCAAAGAGATACCTTCCGCAAACGGGTCCCGTAGGATTATCCGTAGCTAATACTTAAGTATCCCTATTCTATATTGTTTATCTTGTTTTGTCAATAAAAAAGTTTAATTTTTTTCAATTTAGCTATAGATTTTCACAATTATACTTGAAATTCTATCTCTCCACCGGCATAAAATTACCAACCACTTTTCCGATAATGCGTGGTTCTTCTTCCCACTTGGCAAACTTATCATCGTATTTATCATTCAATGAAACAAGTCTTAGACCGTCTTTTTCTTTATAAACTTTTTTTATATAGCTTTGTCCGTCCCAGTCAACGGCATAGATGGCACCGTCATAGTCCCAGCCGGTATCTTTGATAAGGGCAACGGATCCATCTAAGTATTTAGGCTCCATGGAGTCACCATAGACCCAGCTGGCAAAATCGTGGTCAATATCTTTATTAAAAAATACAACATCATAGTTGCGGTCTTCCATGTAATTGTAGCCATTACCAGCAGATAATTTCTCGAATACGTGGTATTCTGTTAGTTCCTCATGGACGTCATTCTGGGCTCTGTTTTGCTCGTCTAGCTGCGTTTTAGCAGTGTCTAGTACAATTACTCTACGAGGCTCTTCTAGCTTCTCTACGGTATCAGAAATAGCTCTGGCAGTGTCTGAGGTTGGCGGAGAAGCAGAATAAGTAGGAGTTGCTGAAGCTTTATCAAACAATTGCTGTGGTTCTACATTTAGAGCCTTCGCATATTTTCGAATGTCTGTTTCATCTAATTGTCTATTCCCATTTTCGTGGTTGGAAATAGTATTTTGTTTGAAACCTGTCAACTCAGCTAATTGATTTTGTGTCATTTTTTTGGACTTTCGTATTTCTTTTATAGAATTACCCAAAATATTCATATTAAAGCTCCTTTCTTTTTTTATTTTCTACATATAATATACCACAATGAGATAAAAAAATAAATAAAAAAATCTCAAAAAGTGATAAAAAACCATTGACAAATATCTCGTATTGAGATATAATATAATCAAGCTTAGAGATAAGCAAATAAAACGAAAGGAAAAACATTATGCTAAAACGCCGGCGTAAACGAAAAGACCCTTGGCTAACACAGCCAAGAGCCACAGTAATAGCAGCGGTAATTGCGCTCATCGCTGTACTATTACAAATCATATTTAGATAGGTTAAGGGGCAACTGCCCCGATACCTATTTGTAGTTTAGCATAATGCGAGGTGAAAAGCAATGGACAAAAACAAACTTTGGACAGTCGGCGGACTGGTCGCTATTGGTGTAATAATCGCTATTGTAATTTGGAATTTAATTCTATAAGTCTTCAAAGTTTGAAGTTATATAAAAAGCTCAGAGGGCTAGGAGGTAAAGAAGTGGAAAATGTTGAAATTGTTGAATTAATAAAAGTTACATTTAAACGAGGGAAAGGAACAGAAGACGACCCGATTAGAGTTGTAACTCAGTATTGGGACAAAGAAAATGTGTTAATCTTTGAGAAAGATTAATTATCTCTTCTTTTAATAGAGTTCCGGTAGGATTCCGGTAATAGGTTATATATGTCTAAAATTTTTTTAGGCTGGGTAATTCGATTATCTACAATCAAGTTGATAAAGTTTAACAGTGATAAAGCTAACTCCTCGTTATCTTTTATGTCTATTTGACCTGGATGTACGGCATTATTCCCTATTACTCTAACACTGTCTAGCATTTGTTGAATTTCTATCGGCATTCCTTTTGAGACAAGGTTTCCAATTTGGGTATTTAAATCTTTTCCTTGTGCGTTTAAATGAGTAACAAGTTTTTCAATAGCTAGGCGAGATAGAGCGGCAGAAGCTCTAGGTGATATATTCAGAACCTCGCCAGCTTCAATATAGATTTCTTTCACATCATTAGGCATATCATTATTAGGTTTAGGTATTCCTTCGGCAACATTTGGGAAAATTAACGTCAATGATGTATCACTTTTATTTAATACGGGTGTAGGGCTATACGTTATTGGGATTTCATTTGTTATCCAAATAGAAAATTGATTACAAGCCTGACATTGTGCAATTATAATAAATTTGATAGATTCATTGTAATCTCCATTGATGTTAATAGGTTCATAATTCCATAAATGGGAGGAAAATCCTGAACATACAGGGCATTGAAAGGCTTTTGAATTGCCTGCGAACCCACCACCTAGACTTAATTTAGAAAGATCAAATGACATATTATTTCTCCAATCGTTTTATTTATATTATACCACGGAAAGGGGGTGAGGAGATGACAGACGAAGAAATCTTGCAAAAAGAAAATGAAGACTTGCGTGAGGAATGCCGTCGGGAGTGGTAAATAAAAAAACTCCAGCAAGTTACCAAGTTGCTGGAGGTGTAGATTTTTTAAAGATTAACGTTGGTAAGACCGAAATCACTTTGGAGGTTCTACTTCCTACGCATGCATCATTCGCAACGAATACTAATTTTCGTGGAGTTCCAGAGAGAGAGCTAAAGTTTCCACCCTACTCGTACTATTGATGTTACAAATCGGACTGCAGGTCGATAGCTCTATCCCTTTTCTCTGCTCTAAATACTTGTCAGTTGGAAAGGCTGATGTTCAATAGTGAAAACGTTTTTCAAAGGTTAATCACATTTCTAAACAAAAACTCGGACAAATGAAGTGTCCTCCTTTCGTTAAGATATAATCACTATATCAAATTTAAGTATCTTAAACATCAGTCTTAAGACTGATATGGAGGTAAAGATGGATGATAAAATCATCGAACTAGCTGACTATTTTATCAATCAGTCTAAAACGTACAGTGAAGCCATGATAGCGTGTGAGAAGCTATTGAAAGATGTTGCTCATGAAATCCAACTCAGAGCACTAGAAAACAAAACAAGGAGGTGAGGAGTGTGACAAAAAAACAGCGTCTAAAAAAGCAATTTTTAGAACCGAAAAAACGACTACGAGCTGAGCGGTTAAAACGCGAGTATACAGAAACGTATATGGCAGATTTAATCGGTTTAAAAAATCGTAAAGGTTATTCCGAAAAAGAAGACGGATTGCAGCCGTTTAAGGATTATGAAATGGCTATAATTTCTCGAAAATTTGGCATTTCTGAAGCAGAATTGTTTTTTTAAAAATAAAAATATCTCATTTTGAGATTATATGGATTTTAAAGAAAGGAGTAGGTATGGAAAAAGAAAATACAAGACTAGAATTTTACATTGCTTTAATTGAACTCTATGAAGATATTGTTCAAAAACAAGCGAAGCTAAATAGACAATTAATTGATTTCTTGAAGAAAGAAAAAGAGCCTATCGAAATGAAGATAGACTCAGAAAAAATCAGCGATATTTATTGAAAATCCCTATCAACAGCTTTTTTAGATAACAAATAAGCTTCGTGATATATTTTGTACAAATCGAATGGATGGTCACTATCGTATTTGTTAGTTCTAATGTTTGTTAGTTCTACCTGAACAGCTAACAACGCTAGATCATGAGCTCTTTGTTCGTTACTTATTTTACACATATTAACACCTCCTTTCTGGATTTATTATATCAGATTGGAGAGCTTAGATTTAAAAATTTTTTTCTGATTTGTCCCATTAAAAAATAATTTTTGAATATCTCTTATGATGAGATTAGAAAGGAAACTAAAAATGAAAAAACTAGAACGACGTAAAGGAAAACAAGTGACTACAAATCCACATGTTGGTGTTAGCCGCGAACATTATGATTGGATAGCGGATATTGCTAACGAATGTGATATGAAGTTAAGTGATGTAGCAAACTTTTTGCTCGAAGTTGCGCGTGATTACGTAGATGTAAAAGAAATCCAAATCACAACAAAACGATTATGCAAAAAGAAATAGACAAACAAAAAAAGCTCCTTAACAAAGTCAGGAGCTCACAAATGATTACTACTTAAATTATACCACAAAAAGGGGAGAATGGCTATGCCAAAAACAGAAATAACTTATAAGCCTGTCGGCGTGAACGAAAAGGCGACACATGGTGATTATACTCATTTATGTCAAATATGGGAGGGATTGACCAAAGCGACAGCAAAGCAGTGGGCGGCAGAAATGCGTGAGCACCCAGACTTTAGACAGTATGTAGACAACCCCACGCATAAAATTGTTTTTATTAACTATGAAGGTTTCCGTCTATTTGTCAAATGGAAATCTCGCAACAAGTACAGACTTAAAAAAGAAACACTGGCAGAAATGTTAGAGAACATTAAAACAGAAAAACGGTTAGGGGTGTAACATGCAAAACTACGAACAAATGCGCTTAATTATGAACTGGGAACGCGATAATTGGAGGCTAGGTAATTGCTATAAGAACGCGCTGGTCAAGAAATCAATCAGTGCAGTGCGAAATGAACTGGCTGAGCTGAAAAAATCAGCTAAAGGAGTATCGTTTTCAGTCGTATCAAAAGGTGGGAAACGGATTGACGGTGACAAGATTGTGACTTTCAAGAAAGGATGAAAAGATGAGTCTCAAAAATCTTAAAGAACTAGCTTTTTTTCAAACTGTAGTTATCATTTTGTTAATTGCTGCAGGAGTACAAGTTGTCGATAAGCAGAACCAGCAAATTAAGGATTTGCAAGAACAGATCCAGAACAATCTTGACAGTATTAGAGTGCAGTCAAGCACGAATCAACGTCAAGATGTCATGATTAACAAGTTTAATCAAATGTATTATGAGTACCAACATGAAAAAATCACAGGAAAAAGGAATTTTCCAGGAGGATAGAAAATGAAAACTGAGATGATATTAGGAATAGCTCTTTTAATCAGCATTGGTATTTTGGTAATGAGCATAACGATCAATGCAGCGGTTATCAACCGATTGAAAGAAAAAAATCGTTATTATCGCAGTGCAAAATATCGTCGCAAACTGTTTGAGCAGGAATTGATTTTGCGTAATCAAATGAGTGAAAATTGAGGTAGAAAAATGACTAAGAATAAACTTTCAGACCTAAATGACCATTTATTCATGACCTTAGAGCGATTAGGTAAGGAAGATCTAAGTAACGAAGAACTTGAAAAAGAAATCGAACGTAGCAAAGCTATTTCTACTGTAGCAGGTAAAATCATAGATAATGCGCGTCTGGTCCTAGATGCGCAAAAAACTGCCGCTGAATATAACGGAAAGCGAACCGTAAATTTGGAGTTGCTTAATGGCTAAATTACTCACAACTGAACAGCATAACTATCTTGTTGCTATTCAAAAAGGGAAGACAGCTAAGGAAGTTGTTGGGCTAATGAATGCTAAGTTTGGCTTGTCATTGGTTGCTAAGCAAATTAAAACATACAGACAAAACCATGGTTTGCATTCAGGATTAACGGGATGCTTTCCAAAAGGGCACGTTCCATATAATAAAGGCAAGAAATTACCTGGTATGCGAAATAGCGGCCAATTTCAGAAAGGACATTCTCCGAAGAATAGGACGTCTGTTGGAACAATCAGATATACAACCGACGGCTACCCAAAAATCAAGGTTGCTGAACCAAATGTTTGGGAATTGCTCCACAGGAAGACTTGGGCTGACCACCATGGGCCGATTCCTAAAGGGTATTCCGTAGTCTTCTTGGATGGCGACAAGACAAATTATGATATTTCAAATCTGGCTTGCTTATCCCGAAACGAGGTTGCTAGAATGAATCAAAATCACTTGTTTTCGTCCGATGCTGAATTGACTAAAACAGGAATCGGACTCACAAAACTAACAAACAAAATTAGAGAGGTAGAAAAACAATGAGTACATTGTACGAATTAACCGGTCAATATCTAGCTATTTATGAAATGGATATTGACGACGAAACAAAACAAGATACACTAGCCAGTATGGATTGGGAAGATGACTTTGTCAATAAGGCAGAGGGTTACGCTAAGGTCATTAAAAACCTAGAAGCTGACTTACCTGGATTAGACGAAGAAATCAAGCGTCTACAAGACCGCAAAAAAACATTGAAAAACAAAATTGATACTTTAAAAACCAACCTACAAACTGCTATGGAAATAACAGGAAATGAACGCATTAAAACAAGTTTGTTTTCAATTGCAGTTCAGAACTCAAAAGCGATCGTTATTGTGGACGAAGAAAAGCTGCCTAAAAAATACCTCGTCAAAAAGATTACTGTATCGCCTGACAAAAAAAGTTTATACGAGTTGCTAAACGAAGGTAAGAAAATCAAGGGTGCAACTTTGCAGAAAAATAGAAGTTTGAGGATTCGATAATGGGATTAGTAAACAGAACAAGAATTACAGAGAATTTATCGGTCATTATTGGTGAACAACATATTGATGTGATTGCGACAGAAGATTTTCCTTTTGATATTCAAGTCCGCTTTATAAAAACAGATGATGTTCAATTGGATGATGGAACTAAAAAGAAAATTTTCAAACCAGAATATCAAATCGCTTTTGCAGCTGCTTATAAAGGTAAGACGACATTTTTCAGCAATACAGAAGATATTAAAGTTTTTACAAAACAGCTAAAAGAGATTAAAGAGTTGTTTGACTTTGCGGTTTTAAATAAACAAACTTGGTTTGATACTGCCTCGTTTGACGGTGTGTTGTCTCAAAAGGTAGGTTCGCTATGAGAATCTTGTCAATTGATCCAGGCTCTAATCGGATTGAAACCAGCACAACAGGAATTGTCTTGTTAGATAATGCAAAGCTAGTGGACTATTGGGTAGTACCGTTTGGCACTAAGAATTTCCTGGTATGGTTTAAAAACATAGGCAGTACGCTTGAATATGATGTAGTGGTAGTCGAGAAGTACGAAGCTAGAGACAATGATTATTCAAGAGATAACTCTGTCTTAGAGACTATAGCAGCTATTGAATTGTGTTATCCAAACTTAATTTTGCAACGAAATGCAGGTTATCAATCGGATATTCCAAATGAACTATTAAAAGCATTGAACTTATGGAAGTTTGAAAAGAGCCATCACAATGACGTAAGGGCTGCAGCAAGACTAGGCTTATTCTATGCTATGAGAAATGACATTGAGGAGGTGATTCAGGACATTGGCAGAATTGCAACTAAGGAAATGGCAAGCTGAAGCTGTCAGACGAAGTGATAAAATCACAAACGGCATTTTCCTCGAGGCGTTGGGAGGCAGGGGCAAAACTATTTGTGCTTTAGCGATTGCCAAACACAAGAAAGCCAAGAAAGTGATTATCACTAATAACCGACTAGCAATCCTGAATGGATGGATAGAAGCTATCGAAAAAATAGGACTGAAAGATATTGAATTTGACATTGTGACCGATCGGACACTACAAAATCGTGTCAAAAAAGGCGAACAGTTAGAATGCGACATCTTGATTGTTGATGAATGGCAAAACATGTCAAGCGAAGCTAACTACAAGATGTATAAAAAAATCAAGCGTTCTTATACTATCGGTCTATCTGCTACACCTATCCGAAAAAAAGGACAAAATTTTTATCCATTAGAAAAAACGATATTTGGTTGGGCGACACCTAACAATAAATTCGATTGGCAAAAAGCTCATGGTGAAATGGTTTATGATCGCTTTTCCTACTCGAAAGAAAAGTGGAAAGACTTCCGAGATTATGAACGTTATGTGTCTAACTTACCTAATTTCTTTCGTTGGGAAGAAATTGAAGCTATTGAAGAAGCCGAAGAAAATAACGGCTTTGAGGTTACGTTTGAGCCAGTTTGGTGCCTGATTGCTAATCCGACCGAACTGGAACAATTCAGACAAATCAATGTCGTTGGTAAAAACGGCAAGTATGCGATGGCCAAGCAATCTTTTGGGCGTGATACCTTTGAGCGGTACTTAACACAGACTGGTTTTGAAGTGGACTTTCCAAAATTAAAAGCAGTTAATGCAGATACACCCATGCTTCTACAGTTAGACTTGTTGCTAGCTAAGAATAAGGAAATGCTGATTGTCAGCAAATCCAAGCAAATTGTTCAGATTATCTATGAGCGACACCCAGAAATAGGAATTTGGACGGGAGATCGTAAGGAGCAAGTAGATAAGACCAATCTTGTAGCTACTAGTCAAGTATTGGGGGTTGGCGTTGACGGCCTGCAACACAAATTTAAGACAATAGTAGTGTTGGATCCAGTCCAACCTGGTGACGGAAACTATGATGACTATAGACAATTGTTGTGGCGAATAACAGGAAGTAGGCAACAGCATGATGTAAAAGTGATTGAGTTTTATTTTTAACTTAAGAAAGGATTAAAATGGGAAAAATATTTGGAGTATTGCAAGCCATTCAAAGTGAATTAGTTGCTCCGAAGGGTCAATATAACTCCTTTGGGAAATATAATTATCGGAGTGCAGAAGATATCCTGGAAGCACTGAAACCAATTTTAAAAAAACATAACGCAGCTATTACGCTCAGTGATGATATTACCTACATTGAAGGGCGACATTATGTAGAAGCTTCAGTTACTCTTTACGCAGAAGGAGAAGCTATTGGAACTAAAGCTTTAGCACGTGAAGAAGAAAGTAAAAAAGGCATGGATGGTAGTCAAATCACGGGGACTGCCTCCAGCTACGCTCGTAAATATGCGTTAAATGGTTTGTTTGCGATTGACGATAACAAAGATGCGGATTCTGATGAATATCAGAACCAAAATAAGGGTACGACAAAATCGGAATCAGCAGCTAAACCTGATCAGAAAAACTCTAATAGCCAACAGACTAAGCAAGCGCCGTCAACTAAAAAGATTACTGGCGCACAAGCTAAGAAACTGCGCGAAGACATCAAGAATATTGCAGAAGCTTCTGGTGGACCAGTTAATACTGTTGGAGTATGGTTCATTGGCCAGCTAGGGGTGGATAAGATTGAAAACATCCCAGCTGAGCGCTTGCAAGAAGCACAGGAATTGATTGCAAAAACAAAGAAAGTGAAAGGAATTGAATAATGATTGAACTAACTCAGATGCAACACTATCCACAAAAGAATACTTGGAAAGAGAAACCAATCTCTGTCAATGCCTACAGAGTGGAATCTGTGGCAATTGATTTTAGGGAAGGAAATACAGTTATCACTTTTGGAAAAGATGATTTTATCGTTGTCAAAGAAAGCTACGGTTATGTCTTAGGAAAAATGAAGGAGATTTTGAATGATTAACAATGTAGTACTTGTGGGTCGAATGACCCGAGATGCCGAACTGCGAATGACTCAAAGTAATACGGCAATTGCTAGCTTCACTCTTGCGGTTAACCGACCATTTAAAAATCAAAATGGGGAGCGTGAAGCAGATTTCATTAACGTTGTGATTTGGCGGCAAGCTGCTGAAAATCTTGCAAATTGGTGCAAAAAAGGGTCACTAGTTGGAATTACTGGGAATATTCAAACTCGTAACTACGAAAACCAGCAAGGGCAACGGGTCTATGTAACAGAGGTGCTTGCAAATAATTTCCAATTATTGGAAAGTCGTAGTCAGCAACAATCTTCAAACAATCATTCAATGGACATCTCAGATGAGGATTTACCATTTTAGAAAGTAGGTAGGGCGTGGGAATGAAAGAGTATGCTTTGGCTTATCAAAAAAAAGGTTTTTCTGTGATTCCCATAGTACCAAATGGAAAACAGCCGGCTATTAAATTTGCAGATAAACCAGCTATGACAGCTGAGGAAATTGAAGATTATTGGACTCAATATCCAGATAGTAATATCGCTGTCAGAACTGATAAATTCTTTGTTATTGATATTGACTTGCATGGTAAGCACAATGGTTACGAGAGTTTGGCCAACTGGGGTAAGATTGACTTGTTAACTCCTACACTGCAGGCCAAGACGGCTAGTGGCGGTAAACATATCTTTTATTTTAAACATCCTGATGTGTCCATGACGCAAATGATTGGGTTCTTGCCAGGAGTTGACATTAAAGCTCATCAAAACAACTATGTATTAGTAGCACCGTCCAAGACTGCTAAAGGTCAGTATACATGGGATATGGATAAGTCAAAAGAAGGCGGCACGATGGTCACAGCCAGCAGAGATTTAGTCTTGGCTATTAAGCAAGAATACCTTAAAAAGAACAATCGCAGTGATTTGGATGACATCTATTATCAAATGGCGAGTGGGAATGGCAAGAGGAATCGGACTACAGAGGTTTTAGAAATGATAGTTTGCGGTTTTGGCGACGAGGGTAGCCGCAATGACACAGCTGCCAAATTCGCAGGAACATTGCTAGCACGGGCGGTTGAACCGCAGTATGTGTTGCAACTGGCACAGATTGCCAATAATCATTCAATGGAGCCGTTGAGTGATAGGGAATTAAAAAGGACAGTTGACAGTATGATAAAAAAACATTTGAGAGGTGGTGAGCGTCATTGGTGAGATTGTAAATATTTCAATCAAGCAATTTTCAAGGCGAAAAAAGAAAATTCTTGACGAAAATGGAGAACAGATTGAAGTTGAATCCATTGTGGCAGACAGTCCAAGAAATGTTCTGCTGGCCATGAAGAGCGACAACAAGCTCAATGATTTTCTAAGACATAATGAGTTCACTGGTGAGCACGAAATCGTTGCAGATGTCAAGCTGGACGCAATCAATTTACGCAAAGGGCAGCTGCCTTCTGCCTTTGAGTCTTATCTAAGCGTTTATTTAGAAAACCACTTCAAAACAGTGTTTAAGGCTAGCGCATTAAGAGACGGCATTGAAGCTTTCTTTGCAGAAAAAACTTACAATCCTGTTCAGGAATATATGGAAACTGCCTACGATAGCTGGGACCACAAAGAGCGGATAAACCAGGTGTTTCAAACCTGGTTAGGTGCAGAGGATTCTATTTATGTGCAGAAAATCGCTGAAATGTTCTTTGTTGGCGCAGTGGCCAAAGTCTTTAATCCGTGGGTTAAATTCGACTACGTGCTGGACTTAGTCGGTGGCCAGGGCGCTGGTAAAACTACCTTTCTGCAAAAGATTGCAGGGGATTGGTACACAGATAGCGCTAAGGATTTTATGGACAAGGACAATTACGAAATCATGCTCAAATCCTTAATCGTCAACGACGATGAGATGGTTGCGTCCAAAAAAACGACCTTTGACGAATTGAAAGCTTTTGTGACAAAGACAGAGCTGTCCTTTAGACGCTCTTATGGTCGACGTGCTGAAAAATATCCTAAAAACTTTGTCATTGCCAGAACTAGCAATAAAATTGAATATCTCGGAGACAAGACCGGTGAGCGGCGGTTCATGCCCATCAAGGTCAATGCGGAAAATCAATTTGTGAAGCCTTTCGACATGACTGATAAAGATGTGGCGCAATTATGGGGCGAAGCGGTTGCTATTTACAAAAAAGGCTTTAATCTAACGTTTGACGATGACTTCGAGGATGAATTAGCTGTTTACAAAGAGCAGTTCACTTATCGAGATGAGGCAGAAAGTCAGATTTATGATTATCTGGACATGCTAGTTCCAGAAGACTGGGACGCTATGACAGTTGCCCAGCAACATCAGTATACGTGGTGCTATTTCAATAATGGAACGTATCGAGACGAGGCAGGAAATGCTTATGTTGGCACAGAATTACAGGGCAGCGTATCAGCTAAGCAGATTTTGAAAAATGTATTTGACATTGACAGCGCTCGTGGCGAGAGAATCGCTCGGAAAATTAAGCTGATTATGGACAATAATATTGATTTTGAATATAAAATCAGAAAAATAAATGGAAAGTCAATTAGAGCATACTTTAGAAAAAATATTCAAAAATAGTTGATGTAACCTTTTAAAAAATGATGTAGACTTTTAGATGTAAAGTCTACATCAGTCTACATCAAGTCTACATCATTGATGTAGATGTCAAAAAAACAGTTATATCAATGGTTTGCGGGTGATTTTTGTCGAAAAATCAAAAATTTTGATGTAACCTACCTAAAGCCTTGATATTACTGGGTTTGTAGGGGGTATATTTGATGGGTTACATCATTTATATAAATATTTTAATTAATAAAAATAGCAAGTGCTATAAAGCCCGGTATAATAGGATTCTTATTTTTATAAAAAATATTTTTTTAAAAGTGATGTAACCTTGTAACCCCGTTTATATTATGCAAAAAGACGAATAAAAAGGAGTGTTTATGCAATACAAAGTAATTGTCTATTTCGACAACATGGTTGATGAAATTCTGGAATTTAAGACTGAAGGTGCTGCTAGAAAATGTCTTGCTCAGCTAAAGAACAAGTGCAGCGGACAAAGACTATATAAAGTGGAAATGAGGGAAGTAGAGACTGGCTGAACAAAAAAGCCAGCATTGCTGACTCCTTGGGTAAATATTTGACAAGATTATTATACCATAAAAAGGAGACGGAGAGTGAACAAGGCAAAGGCTATTTTAAAAGATTTGCGGAATCTGGATTTATATATTGCTAGTCTAATCAGACGTCGGGAGAAGATTGAAGCCTCTCTCTTATCTAGTCCGAAGTGGTCATCCGATAAAGTCTCTGGCGGAACGAAGAAAAAGCAAGATGATGTATATGTTGAGTTGCTAACGACTGCGCAAGATATTGAGCGCAAGACTGTTGAAGCTTTGAAGAAGCAAAGAGAACTGCAGAATTTAATCGATGGGCTGGATAACTCTGACAGTCAAACAATCTTGAGTATGGTCTATGTTGATAAAATGACGCGTTGGCAAGTAATGGACGAACTCAATTGTAGTGAGAGCACATACTTTCGCTTGCTGCGCATCGCTACTAAAGAATTGAACGATCTGACAGTAAATGACAGTGATTGACAGTAAATAACAATAATGACAGCATTTGACAGTGCATGACAGTTTCAAAATGCTATTATAGTATCATCAAGAATTGAGGGTGAGGCAGTTAGGTCTTGCCTTGCTTGGAATTATAGCTCAGTTGGTAGAGCGTTGGTTTGAAGCACCGAAGGTCGCAGGTTCAATTCCTGCTGATTCCATTTTTAAAAGGCTGTACTATAAAATAAAAGGATGGTATCTCCATTTCGTATACTGGCGTCTGTGCAGCCTTGACGCCAAATACTATTATCAATCTCCGAGAGCAGGCAGCCTCGGTTTTTTGTTAACTTTGTTTTCGAAAAGAGTTATAATATTAGTAACTTTTTTTAAAGAAAGCGAGAAATTATGGTAAAGATATTTAAGTTTGACAAAGAAGTTTATTCTGGCGCAGAAATCAGAGGGCGCGTTCATTATTATGAAAGTGAAGCAGATAGAATCCTTGAGCTATCAAAAGTCAATATAAATTCTGCCATGTGTGAATTCAAAAGATTGAAAGATGAAATTAAAGCAGAATATGGTTATTATGATAAAATGAATTTTCAGACGATTGTTGGGAGCTTTATTGGAAATAATGCAGCTATTGTAAGTTCTTATGTTGAATTAGTTTCAGACATTGTTTCAAAATTATACAATACCAACAACAAACGATATCTAACTAGTAATCTTGGCGAATTTAGTTTATACATATCTTTTTCGAGCATCGAAGAGCTGCTGATTGACAACGAATTGTACGGTCATTATCAAGCCACAAATGTTGAAAGAGATTTGAGAGTAGCCGGATCTGGTAGCCAAAAATACGCTTTCTTATCGCGAACTTATGCGTTTTTGATAAATCCTAGCGGCAAATCCTATAAAGAGATGCTGAAGGTCTGGAAACAAACTGACGGAGACTTGTTTGACAAAGAAATCTTTAAAAGCTATGTCAACAAAAATCTTATTAACAAATTTAAATAGCAACAAGCACTGATTGGTGCTTTTTTTATTTTCAAAAAGGGGTGATGGAAAATGGGATGACTGAAAAACAAAAAATATTCGCTGATGAGTACATCATTAGCTTGAATGCAACAGAGGCTTATAAGAAAGCTTATCCAAGCATTAAAAAGGATTCAGTAGCGAGAGCTAATGGAAGTAGATTGCTAACAATTGCTAACATAAAATCCTATATAGACGCACGTCTGGAAGAATTGAAGTCTGAGCGTGTAGCTGATCAGCAGGAAGTTATAGAATATCTGACCGCTGTCATGCGCGGAGAGAAAACAGAACCTTTACTTGTTTTAGATGGTGAGGGTACGCAGAGGGTTGTTGATGCGGTGCCGAGTGTGCAATCTAGGACGAAGGCAGCAGAGCTGCTAGGTAAGCGCTATAGACTTTGGACAGACAAAGTAGAAGCTGAAGTAAATGCATCAGTGACATTTGTTGATGATATAGGTGGTTTTGATGACGGCTAAGAAATTATCTGAACTCATTCCGCAAAAATTTCACGATGTATGGAGTGCTTCACTTTGTCGAAGATATTTAAATATTGTTTGTAAAGGCGGACGTGGTTCTGGTAAATCATCGGATATAGCTCATATTCTGGTTCAGCTTGTTATGCGCTATGCTGGTAACGCAGTCTGTATTCGTAAAGTAGATAATACCTTAGAACAATCTGTGTACGAACAGCTTAAATGGGCTATTTACGAGCAAGGAGTAGAGCATTTTTTTAGATTTAACAAATCTCCTTTACGAATTACTTATCTTCCGAGAGGAAATTATATTATCTTTCGAGGAGCGCAGGAACCAGAACGAATTAAGTCTTTAAAAGACAGTCGTTTTCCTTTTGCGTTTGCATGGATTGAAGAGTTGGCAGAGTTTAAGACAGAAGATGAAGTAAAAATTATTACGAACTCACTTTTGCGTGGAGAATTACCAGAAGGACTGTTTTACAAGTTCTTTTTTTCATACAATCCGCCAAAACGTAAGCAGTCGTGGGTTAACAAGAAATATGAAAGCGTCATCCAACCAGATAATACTTATATTCATCATTCTACATATTTTGATAATCCGTATATAGCAAAAGAATTTATAGCAGAAGCTGAAGCAACTCGCGAACGCTCGCAAATTCGTTATGAGTGGGAATATTTAGGTAAAGCAGTTGGTTCTGGAGTTGTTCCGTTTGATAATCTTGTATTTCGTACCATTACGGACGAAGAGTTCAAAAGCTTTGACAACCTTCGCAATGGGCTTGACTATGGATATGCTAACGACCCTCTAGCTTTTGTGCGTTGGCATTATGATAAAAAAAGGCGGACTATATATGCTGTAGATGAAATTTACGGGGTGAAAATTAGTAACCGCATGCTTGCTGAAAAACTAAAAAAGAAAGGGTATCAGTATGAAATAATTCACGCTGAAGTTGAACCAAAATCAAATGATGAATTGCGATATGAATACGGAATATCCAGGGTTACACAAGTCAAAAAAGGACCTGACAGCGTTGAATTTGGCGAGAAGTGGCTGGATGATTTAGACGCAATTGTTATTGATCCAAAACGCACGCCGAACATTGCCAGAGAATTTGAAAATATTGACTACGAAACAGATAAAGACGGCAATCCTCGCAACCGTTTAGAAGATAAAGACAATCATACAATTGATAGCACTCGTTATGCTTTCGAAAACGATATGAGAAACGCAAAAGCCAAAGTAAAACGCAAATCGCGTTATGGATTGTAGAAAGGATAAACATGTATCAAATATTTACGTATCCCCGCGCTGGATATGATGAAACAAGATTAAAAAAAGACTTGATCTATAAATTGATTTTAAAACATTCAAATGAATCAGAGCGATTGAAGCGATTAAAATCTTATTATTTAGGTGAGCACGACATATTAAAACACGAACGTCGAGCAGGTCAGCCGAATTTTAAGACGGTCGCTAACCATGCTAAAGATATAGCGGACACTGCCACTGGTTACTTTATGGGGAATCCAGTCAAATACACAAATACTGGTGAAGCTGATTTAGAACCTTTGCTTGAAGCTTTTGACGGAGCAGAGATTGATCAAGTCGATAGCGAGAATGCACTAAATATGGCAATTTATGGCAAAGCATATGAGTACATTTATGCAAAAGAAGACTCAACAGAGCTTGATTCGACTAGTTTAGAACCCGAAAATACATTTTTAGTCTATGATGATAGCATTGAAAAACGTCCGCTTTTTGCTGTGTATTATTATCACATTAAAGATGATACGAATAATACAAGTAGTTATCACGCAGAAGTGTTGACGGAAAACTTGCATTACAACATTATACTGCAAGAGTCAAGTACCGGAACAACACATGATGATAGTCCAGTACCTCACAATATGGGGGCTATTCCGGTTATTGAGTATCAGAACAACAAATACCGTATCGGTGATTATGAGCAGCAGATTAGTTTGATTGATGCTTACAACTCGCTTATGGGCAATCGTGTAAATGATAAAGAACAAGCGATTGAATCGATTCTCTTAATTTACGGGGCTCAGCTTGCTGATACTGAGGAAGAAGCACACGAAGCTATGCAGATTTTGCGCGAAGAGGGTCTACTTGAATTGCCAGCGGATTCTAAAGCGGAATTTTTGACCAATGTTTTAGATGAAAATGCTGTTGAGGTCTTGCGTAAAGCGCTGAAAGAGGATATTTATACGTTTAGCCACGTTCCAAATCTAACTGATGAAAACTTTGCAGGGAATAGTTCAGGGGTAGCTATGGAATATAAACTGTTGGGTCTTGAGATGATTACAAAAACCAAAGAAGCGAATTACAAACGCGGACTTCGTCAAAGAATCGCTATCTTTTCAAATTTTTTGGGATTGAATCAGATCGCTATTGATGCAAAGTCAATTGTTCCGCAATTTAGTCGCGGACTTCCAAAGAATTTGCTTGAAATTTCGCAAATTATCAATAATTTGGATGGCAAGGTTAGCTTGCGTCAGTTAATCTCTCTTTTGCCATTTGTGGAAGACCCTGACGCAGAACTTGAAGCATTGCAAGAACAGAAAGAAGAAAATGCGGAACAGTTTCCGCAGTTCAACCAAGAAAATACTCATCCAAAGAAAGAAGATGAGCTAAATGAACAAGAAGAATGATACTTACTGGGAACGTCGCAAAGCTGAACTAATCTATCAACAAATGGACAAAGCAGAAGCCAAGGCTGATGATATTGATAAGATATATAACGAAGCGCAGCGGTATTTGAACAAGCAAGCAGATAAAGTCTTTGACAAGTTTCAACGTGATTATGGTTTATCCGAAACCGACGCCAGACAAGTGTTGAAAGACATGAAAGGCAAGCGTAGTTTATCTGAAATGCGTAAGGTTCTTGAAGCACGGCCGGAAGATCCAAATATTAACCAACTGCTTGCTGATATGGATAGCGGAGCATATGCCTTTCGTTTAAATCGATTCAATGAGTTGAGCCAACAAGTAGATAGACTGCGAAATGCTATGTATCAAGCTGAAAAGAAGCAATCAGATAGGTTCTATCCAGATTTAATGAAAGACAGCTACAACCGAGCTACTTTCAACTTGCAACAACACACAGGACTTGCATATCATTTCAACGCATTACCAGAAGCTGAAATCAAGCGTCTAAGCCATTTAAAATGGTCGGGGGATAATTACTCAGGGCGTATCTGGAACAACACAGGAGAGCTTGCTAGACAGCTTAAAAACGAGCTTTTAGTTAGCTGGATGACAGGACACAGTAATCGAGATGTTATCAACTCAATCGCAGAACGATTTGACGTAGGGCGAAACAATGCTCGTAGGCTAGTTCGCACAGAATCGGCATTTTTCCACAACGAAATGGAAGCGTTGAGTTACAAAGATGCGGATATTGAGCAATATCTTTTTGTGGCTGTATTAGATAAACGCACGTCCTCTATTTGTCGTGAGCATGACGGCAAGGTTTACAAAGTGTCAGAGCGCAAGACCGGAATTAACTATCCACCTTTGCATCCGTGGTGCAGGTCTACTACGATAGCATATTTTGACGATATGGATTTTAGCAAGTTGGAACGTCGATCGCGCGATCCAGAAACGGGAAAGACAATGCTTGTGCCGGCAAATATGAGTTATGATGATTGGCGCGAGAAATACGTTGCAAAAGGCCATCAGAAGCTGTATAATAATATTGATTTAAAT